AAGGAACTCTCCTAATTTTTTAAATATACCTAATTTTTTACCAATGTATATGAATATACCTACAATAGCAGCAATTGCTAATCCAATTGGATTTGCTATTAACGCTGCTCCTAATATTTTAAATGGCATAATTAACATCATAGTCATTCTTCCTAAGAATGTCATCATCGCTGTCATACCTTTTGTTATTAAACCTGCTGTGCTTTTTAGTGATACTTTTGATAATGCTCCATAAGCACCTCTTATTCCATTACCCATACTTGATAAACTTCCTGATATCATACGACCAGCACCTTTAAATTTATCTTTTATAAATTTATCTATCGTGCCTTTTTTATATAAACCTAAATGTGCTTCTTGTTTTATTCTATCACCAATTTTTCCAATACCACTAGTTAATCCTTTAAAACTATCTTTCAACTTACCAAATATTTTACCAAATTTAGTCTGTTTAACAGTATCATCTGCCTGTTTACCAATATTATCAATTAGTCCTGCTAAAGCAAACAAAGAACTTTTGATTAAATTAAACATCATTTTTGGTTTTAATACTGCAAGAACACCCAAAATAGTAAGAAAGTTTTCTCTTATAACAGTAAATAATTTTCCAAATGTGAACTCACCTTCAAACAATCCCATAATATCTGTTACTAACTTTTTTAATCTTAAAATTATATTAACAACTACCTTTTGCACAAAAGATGATTGTAAGAATTTAGCAAGAGCAAAAAACGCACCAGCAGTTAGAAGTGCTTTTATCACACTAGGTGTTTCTCCAACAAAATCTTTTGACCTTTGTATTAAACCTTTTATTCCAGAACCTATTTTATTTAATCCATCTACAAGTCGTAGGTTTTGTGCATTTCTTTCTTGTTTTTCTTCTTCATCAGCAGAGGCATTACCTTCATTCAACTCATTTGCTGTTTCTTGAGCTTCTACATTTTGTTCGTTACTATCAGTTAATCTTTCTAATAGTTCTGTATTTTTTTGAGAGTGAGAAGTAGCTTGGTTTAAACGATATCCATCTCGTTTTGCCTCCTCAGCATTATTTCTTTTAAGTTCCTCTACTACTGTACCAAAATCTGCTTCCATTATTTTTTACCTGAACCTACATATAGTCCAAACCAAGCGGCACCTGCCCCTACAATTACCGATACAAAAGCAGATTGTGCATTTGTTGGGTCAGGTAGTGTCATAAACCACTCTGTTGTTCTGTAAAATGCAAATCCATAGAGTGTGATTAACATTCTAGGAAATACACGCCATCTATCAAAACTAGAGGCAGAACTGTTGTACCAACTCTCCTCTTTAGTTTCTACTTGTTTTACTTCTTCAGCCATTGTTCATCTTCCTATTTTCTTTTTCTATTCTTTTGTTTTCTTCTTTAATCCATTTTTGTAGTAATCCTACATATATTTCTCTTTCCCACGGCAACATATTCTCTATCTCTGTCAATGAGTATTTATGGTGTTGCATCATTGCAAAGTTAGTTTCATAGTAACTTTTTAGGCTCTCGTGAGAGAGCCCTATTCTAAAAAACTGTTCAAACCCTCTAACAAAACTTCACTCTTTACATTTGTTTTAGGATTTGTAACCTCTACTACATGTCTTAATTTTGGCATAGTTTCAAAGAACTGAATAATTTTTTCAAATTGTGTAGTGTTCAATGATTCTATAAATTCATTTAATTCTTTATCAGATATGTCTACTCTATTGTAGATATCTTCACCAAAGTGAATTTCAGTAATACACTTTTCTAGTGTTTTAAAAATTAACTCAGTTTCTTTTCCATCTACAAACATTTTAGTATGTTTTAAAAGTGGATAAGAAAATATCATTTTAACATCATCTGTTACTTGTAACACATTTGTATGGTCATCTGTCATATTAACTTCTATTTCAGATAAATCAAGTGTAACAGGTGCCATAGTTTTATTATCATCTGGACATTTAAGATTTATATCTACTTTATCTCCTACAGATTTTCCTCTTACCCTTAAAAATATATACTCTGCATCAAATATAGGACAAGTGTCTGGATTAACAGCACCAAAAGTGCAATCTCTAATCAAAGCAGACATAGTGTTTATCATGTCATCTTGATTTTTAGATTCCTCTGCCATCATCAATTGTTTTTGTTCCTTTACTAAAAAAGGTCTATACTTTACTTCTTCACCTGTTGATGGTAAAGTCAATGTATAGGTTGGTGTTTCAAGTTTAGGTAAAGCCATAATTTTTCACTCCAATTGTTATAATCTACTTAATACTTTAGGTATTCTATTTAATAATTTTCTCTCTACTTGGTCTGCAAGAACTCCTTGCAATCTATCTAATAATGGTTTAGGTAAATCTGCCTCATCTGTTAAGTTTTTCCAATATCTATAACCAAATACTACATCCACTTCTTGAGCAGTTTCTGCCTGAGCACCAGATAGTGCTTGGTCGCCGATGTTTTTTGGAAAACACTCAATTAATTCACAACCATATCTTCTGTTATTTCTTTGGTCTAATTGATATATTTGTATTGTTCCTGTATAGTCATCATAATAGTTCATTGCAAAAGTTTGAGGATTAAATGCAAGTCTTTGCCAAGTTTCAAAAAACTTTTTTTCTCTCATATCATTATGACAATAAAACTTTGCAGAAATATCACCATAAGTAAATCCATCTGCAATCTCTCTGGTTGGGCCATAAATATTTGTGTCCTCTGTTACTGTAATGTTTCTGCCTGGAAATGATATAGAATGACATTGATAAGATACATCTCTGACATCTCCCCCACCTACTTGACCTAATAATACTTGTGAAAATAAATTAGTAGAAGCAGCAGGCCCACCTGTTCCTCTAGTTCCTGATGGTGGTAAAAATATTACTTCGTATTTGGAAGGTAACGCCATTCCATCATCATCATGAAATGATGCCAACAGTTCATTTAAAACTGATGAAGTTCCTGCCTCTATAAATCTTCCAAAATCCATTAAACCATTCCTCTTGATTTTCCAAACACATAAGTGTCAGATTGTTTCTTAAATCTTTGTACAGGTAGTAAAGTTGCAATCATAAATTCATCTGCCTCTACTTTTCTAAACTTTGATTTAACATACCCTGCTAAGTATCTTTTTAAACAAGGTTTAATTAAATCTACATTTTTTAATGCTCTATAATTTGCTTGAATTGTTGTAGTTTCATCAAACTGTTTATTATTAGCAAAATCTGTTAATCTATCCAACAATCTAATTCTCATAGGCACAGATAAATAATGTAAATTAATCCCTAAAAATCCATTACTATATGTTTCAATGGGTAATACTAAAGGAAATGTGTCATAATATGGTAATTTATCCTTTAGTTTAGGACTGTATACAAACATATTTAGTAGACCAAAAGTAGGAACTGATGTTCTTTTTCCATCACGAATCAAATCAGAAGATGTTGGTGTGCCGAATTCTTTAATTTTATTACGAAACCACGCAACAGACTGAGGTTTATTCCCTGCTGCTTTTAGTACACTCTGGATATATTTACTTCTTGCCATAGCGTTATTTATAAGGATTGTAGGAAAAAAATGCCCCTTTTTACAGGGGCATTTATTAGAGGATTACTCAGCGAGTTTTTCAAAGTATGCTAATGTATCATCTTCCTCAACTACAGGTGTTTCCACTTTTGTAGTTGTAGGTTTTGTGTCAACTTTAGGAGCTGCCACAGGTGCATCATCTATTTCATCAGCAACATTACCAACTTTAACAGTTCCAGAAAGAACTGCATCTAGTCTTGTTTTTAACTCGTCATAAGATTTAAAGTTTGTTGGTGCAGTAAACTCTGCAAGAGAGTATTGCGACTGCCAAACTTTATCTACTTCTGCATCATCTTCAAAAAGTTTTGAAGGGTCTTCAAACTCTGATTTATCATAGTTCCAAAAACCATCTACCTTTCTGATTTTAAGTTTGAAGTTTGCACCTTCCCAAAAATCAAATGGGTTGATTGCTTTTTCATCTTCAAACTCAGGCGACATAGCAGCAGTAATTTTGTCAAATATTTTCTTACCATATCTGAACAGAAATACTTTACCTTCATTTTCTGGGTGTTTAGTATCACTTACTACATAAACATTAGAGAAATATTGTAACTTTCTTTTTTGTTTACGAGCAATCTCTTTATCAGATTCTAAACCTGTATTCCACAATGCAGTATTGTGTTCTGACACAGGGTCTTTCTGATTAAGAGTTGTAAGAGAGTTTTCTATGTACCATTGACCTGTTGGGCCTTGAAATGCATGATTCCAAACTTTTGCCCACGGCAAGTCCTCACCTTGTACTGCTGGTAAGAAACGAAGAACTGCATAACCATTACCAGATTTATCTAGTTCTGGTTTCCACAGTCTTTCATCTACATAGGATTTTTTCTCTTGGGGTTTGGTTTCACCTTTAGCTGCATCAAGCAACTTATTCAGCGAACCACTACTTTTAAGATTGTCTAAAGACATTTTTATCTCCTTTCGTATGTTGTCGTATGTTTAAATATTGTATCTTGCGATACATAACTATTTATAATAGTTATTCTGGTCATTATACTCGCCCCTGACATACTTTGTCAAGTTCTTTATAACTAATTGTTTTAACATTTTTTACTTGTAATTTGTTTTCTTTACTATAATCATCTACCCAATAGAATTGAGTATCTGGAAACTTCTGAAATGTTTGAACTAATTGCATCAACCAATTATCAGCATTAAATCCTTTAGCATTCTCTGGTAGATAATTATCTGTTCCTTTATACATATTATTCAAGGGTTCATCATAACTACTTAAATCAAATCCTAGCATATAGATATCTTTTTCACCTTGTTCACACGCCAAATGCATTGCAGTTGCCCCAGCACACCACCCATTTGGATAATCTATAGTCCTAACTCTATCGTGTTCCTTTAACCAAGTGATGTATAGACCTACATTTTTATAACACTTATCTTTTATATCTTCTTTATCAAGATGTGGAAACTCTTTTATCATTCTTTGATAATTTTTCTCTGCATCCATTGGTTCTTTCCCTTGAGTAACACATATATTAGTATCAGTTTTTTCAGTTTCAAAAATCAACTCTGGTGGATAATTCATTTTTAAAAACTCTGGTTCAAAATCTTCAAGCGTAATCCAATCTGCAAACCAACAAAAGTTTTCTAAGGCATAACCAGATTGATATATTTCCTGTTGTATACCATAATCAATGGCAACTAATTCATCAACTTTACAATCTCTATAAGCTGCATTACAACCCCAAGTGGTAAATCCTACATAATCTTTAGTGGTATCCCAAACTTTACGAGATTCACCATTACCATATATTAATGACCCTGATAGTGATGACATAATAAATACTCCTTAAATTCTTCACTTGTTATAAATTTCAAATTATCAATACCTTGAAAGTTATCAGTTTCTAACATAGGTGATACCCAAGTAAATTTTACATTCTTAAATTTTCTCATAACTGTTTTCATTTGATTTTGCCAAGTGGTAGAATCAAATCCTATCTGATAATCTTTCCAGAGATATACATTACTCAAAGGTTTATCTACTGTTGACAAATCAAATCCTAATAAAAATATTTCATCTACACCTTTTTGAGATGCAAGATACATTGCTGTACTACCAGCACTATTACCTTTAAATTCATCTATATTAAATACTGAATCATTTTCATCTAACCAAGTGATGTATAGACCTGTATTTCTCATACATTTATGTCTTAGTTGTTTATCTTCATCTGCACTCATTTCATCAGTTCGTAGATTATTGTATTTTTGTACTGCTGTTTGAGGATTTTTACCCTGTACCACACATTTTGTTCTATTACCTTTTTCTGTTTCAAATATTTCATCTTCAAGAAAACCTAGTTTTAGTAATTCAAGATGTCTACTACCAAATGCAGGCTTACTAATAAATCGTTTTGGTAGTTTGTTCCAATCTAAAAACCAACATACATTTTCTTTTGCATAACCACTTTGATATACTTCTTGTTGTGCAAGATAATCTACAGCAACTAAATTATCAACTTCACCCTCGTGATGTATTTTATTACAACCCCAAGTGATTATGTCTTTATATTTTTTACCAACATTAAAACCTAATCTTGATTTACCATTTCCATAAATTATTGCTTTACTCATAATTATTTTTTAACTCCTCATATGTTGTGATGTCCTCACCTTTAATAGTTTGGTAGTTATGTAATTTAATTTTCGCCTCAACCATAGTGCATACAAATCTTCTAGAATACTTAGATGGTTTTCTCTCTGTAATATAATGCCAACTAATTGGTGTATTAGGAAAAAGTATAATTCTATTTTCACGATAAAAGAATTGTGTTTCTTCTTGTGTTATAGGATTCTTTAGTCTTAGATGTCCACCATCATCATCTTCATTTTCATTCTTAAAATACCATAGACCTGTAACCATTTTATTACCATTGTCTATGTGTAACTTTCTCATTGGAAACCCTGTATCTGTTGCTGGATTCTCAGAGAAAGTATGTGAGTAAGAACATTTTACTTTTGTAATATCCAATCTAGGATAATAGTTCTTAAATACAGGTTCACTTTTATGTAATACATCTAGAGCAACTTCATTAAGTGTTGTTATGATTTTATCATCTGTAACAAGTGTATTTGACCTGTTCTTAATCTTGTTCCACTTTTTATCTTCATCATTAGTATTCCATTTTTCTTTTACATATTTGTAAAAGTCATCTGGTAAAGACCCTGTATAATGGGGCCAAGGTTCTTTATGAAAATTTAGCAAGTCTTAAATCTCCTACTATATGTGAATGATTATATTTCACATCTTCTATATTTGTCCATATCAAACTCTCTGGTACATTCCATAATTGGTCGCAGTTCTTACAGTATGATATATCGTCAAATCTTTCTTCTTCGTGTGCCTTGACTAACTCTCTATACTTATCACCATCTAATACTTCTTGTATTGTTTGTGTATCCAAATGTCCAAGTGTTGCTTCTTTATCGTTTCCTAACACCATACAACACGCAACCACAGCACCTTGTTTTTTTTCTAAACCACCTGCTCTAACTTGCAACATTGATGCCATTGGTCTACCACAAGTTCTTCTTTTATCTTTTCTTCTAGAGTAAACTTCTGCATATTCACCAGACCAATTGTGCATCATCCATATCTCTGATTTTGTCTTAGTAATGTCCACCCAATTTTTTCTATATTGTTCAACTTCATAATCTTTATTTGCAATATCTATGATTAAATGGTTGGCATGTATCTCTGTATTTGTTCCCTCACAAGCTTCTACAAGTTTACGAACATTTTCTCTGACTGTTAGATATCTATCTGATGTATCTTTCTTTGATTTTGTCGGCATCCATTTATTATAAGTTTCACTATCATATCCTATGCACGATATACGAAATACATCAAGTCCACTATTTGCAATTTCTTCAATCAGTTTATCATTAAGTGTGTATCCATTACTAAAACTTACACATTTTAGATTTCTATCTTTTATATATTTTATAGACTTAATAAAATCTTTGTTTAGTGTGGGTTCACCACCACCATGTATACTTACAGATTCAACACCATGTTCCATAGCATTGTCTACAATCTTTACAAAGTTATCCCACTTCAATACTTTTTTAAACTCTTTCTCTCTACCACCCTCAAATCCTTGTGGACACATCTGACACGCATAGTTACAACCACCTGCTAGTTCCATATCTAGTTGTCTTATTCTTTTCACGCCATTAATCCTTTTAATATTAATTTAAAACCATTGGTGTCAAATTTAAGAAAACATTTATAGTCATTCATAAGTTTGTAAACATCTTTCCAGACATAATCATCTGTAAGTTTTTTGTTCCACTCTTTATGAAAACTCAATATACTATCAAGTATTATCAAAGTTTCTAGTGAAACTCTTTTACCAAGATATTCTTTCAATAATTTAGGGTGTTTATTTTTAGATACAGCAACTAAATTTTTATCCATTATAGGTTCTACCTCTGACTTAAATGTATATGTTAGGCTTTGTATTTTCTTTTTCCACTCTGTGTAATTGTTTTCATCAAACTTGCCAACCCAACCTTTTGGGTGTATCAAAAAATTAGCAAGTAAATAATCTTGTATATCTTGTTTACTTTTATATTTTCTAGTTAATTTAACAAAAAAAATTCTATCATTCCTCTTGTAGAATGAATCTCTTGATACTTTGGATTTACCATTATACTTTACAAAATCGTAATCACTTTTATCAAAGTGTGCTTTCATTGCACAATACATTAAATACGCATCTATTGGTTGCATTATACAGGTAGTTTAGCAGACTTAGGTAGATAATTTAAATCCCTTGCGTTTGCCTCTACTTTTTCTTTTAAACTTTTTGTTAATAATTTTGCTGTTGTTACAGGTTCAATACCCATTTGTTCACAATAGATAGATATTGCTTCCAAGTGTGTAACTCTTTTGTGAAAAGCAATTTTCTCTATTTCCAAAGAAAATGTCTTTGGTGTGTGAACTGTTGTGTCTGACATTATACACAACCTGTTGGTTTTGGTAGACCACCATACTTTGCAATCTTCTTCATAGGGCCTGATTGAAAGACTTCGTAAAGTTTACTTGCCTTTCTATCCATATTAAATTCTTTTGCAAAGTTACGAACAGCAGGAACTGTTCCTGTTTCTCCATACATTTCTCTTGCTTTGTCAATGTATGTTTTAATTTCATCTGTGATTTCAAAATTATCAGATTCTGCCATTTGATACATGACTTCCTCTGACCAATCATCTATATTGATGAGAAATCCATCACCATCTCTATTTAAATCCATAATATACTCCTAAAATTTTCACTAATTATAATATATTCAAACATGTTTTGTCAACCTTTAAAAAGCTGCACTAGAACCACAACCACAAGTAGATTTTGCATTTGGATTACTGATTGTAAATGCACTACCATTCAACTTATCGTCTTTGTAATCAATAGTGGCACCTTCAAAATATGCACCACTCATTGGGTCTATCAAAAGTTTTATACCATTGGTTTCAAACACCCAATCTTCATCTTTTTGTTTATCTAAGGTGAATCCATATTGGAAACCAGAACAACCACCACCTTGTATAAAACAACGAAGATTCAGACCTTCTTCTTCACTTGCCAAGATTACTTTTGCTTGGTCAGCTGCACTCTCTGTAAATGTCATCTGCATTACTTGTACCACTCCTCTAAAGTTTCTTCTAACAATGGTAAGTATTCGTCTTTATCTTTAATAAACTCTTGTACTGTACCATTTTCTGTTACCACTAAAATTACTATTTGTTTGATAGGTGTTCCTGTCATTTCCTCAAACATTTCAGCATATGCTGCTGTCTGAATATAGTAATTTTCATTATAAGAATCTTTTCTTTCATTGGTAGATGTTTTAAAATCTACGATTGAAAGTTGGTGTTGATAGTTTGCTATCAAATCTACCCTACCTGCTACCTTGTATTTATCAGAATACAAACACGCCTCTTGTGCATAGACATCTGTTATAAATTCAAATCTTTGATTTTTCAACTCATTAAATAAATGATATGGTAGAAAGTCTTTCTTATGTTTCTCCCATGTTTCAAAACTAAAATCTTCATTCAACCAATCTTCACACATCTTGTGAACTTTTGTTCCTCTGACGGCAGCTTTATTTGCAATGTGATTTGCAACATCATTTCCAACTCTTTTTCTCCACTTCATTAAACCCTCTTTATTTCTAGGTGATAATACTGTGGTGATAGAAGGATACTCATTTCCTTCTGGTGTTACATAGTGTCTTTTACCATCAACTGTTTTTGTCTTTAAAACAGGAAAATCTAAATTATCAATCATTATATTGTATGCCACTCCTTACCTTCAAATAGTAAACCTTCTGCTTTTCTTCTTCTAATCAAACCATCTAGTGTTTTACCACCAGCTTTATTCCATCTTCTCATTTCAGAGGGAACTGAATCATAGTCTGATTCATTTAATTTTTTCAACATAGTTGAACTTCTTAAATTACCAACACCTAAATTAAATGTCCATGCAACTAAAGCATCAAACTGATTTTGATTTAGTTCTACTGCAACATTAACATTTACATATTTTTCAAACTTTGCGATATCTTCTTCTAGTAATTTATTGGCAACATCTTGTGTAATCACATCTGTTTCTAATACTCCACCTGTATGACCATAACCTATTGTCAATACATTTGCAGAACATCTATATGCCTCTAGTCTACAACCCTCAAACTTTTTAATGAGTTCTAATCCTTCTTGACTGCATTTCATAAATCAACTCCTATACCTTGTTTAGTTTTTTCTATGAGATAACTTCTCACGAAACCAGACCTTACAATATCTGGAATGTCAAATTCTACACAATTAAATTCTTCCATATTTTCTAGAATTCTTAAAAAATCGTGTAACCCATTTCTCTCGTTTGTCTTTGTCAAATCTGTTTGACTAAAATCACCACAGAAGAATATCTTAGAATCTTGCCCTACTCTTGTGATGATAGTATCTAGTTCATGGAAGTTTAAATTTTGACATTCATCAACTATAATAATTGAGTTATCAAATGTTAAACCTCTAAGAAAAGAAGTAGATACAAAATGCAAACTTCCTTGTCTTTTAAGTGCATCATATAATGCTCTAAATGCATCTTCGTTTGGTTGTTTGAACATGAACTGCACCATATTTGCATATGGAACTTGATACAATGCAGCTTTATCTTCTTCATCGCCTGGCAAGAAACCTATTTCTCTTGTTGGTATGAGTGAACGAACTATC